ATGCCTAACGTCAACTTTTATCTGAAGAAAGCCGAGGAAAGTACCGGCAGGTCTTTAATCAAACTGCGCTTTAAATACGGGAAAAATGACTTAGTGTTTACTTTTGGGCAAACCGTCCTTCCAAGCCACTGGAACCCAGGAAAGCAGCGTGTTAAAAGCAACAAAGAAACCACCGCAGATGGCGAACATTCCCTGAACGATCTGCTTGATGCTCTGGAAAGAGTTCTACTGAAGGCCTATAAGGCTGAAATAAAGAACGGCATCCCTGATCCTGCCCTGTTAAAAATGAAGCTCATTAACTATATAAACCGGCAGGATGAAGAGCAGCAACAGTCTGATTTCTTTGCCCTGGCTGATCGATTCATTAAAGGTGAGATCAAGCATGACGGCCGCAATAAATCCAAGAACACCACAAAAACCTATCAAACGGTTGTTGGGCACCTAAAGGCATTTGAACTTGCCAAGAGGTACCCGATTTCATTCGATACGATCACGCTTGACTTTTACGACAAATACATTTCCTACCTAAACAGCATACCGCTGGCACAGAATACCATTGCCAAGCATGTACAAGTGATCAAGGTTTTTATGAACGAGGCCCTGGACAGGGGCTATACCGCCAACGTACAACATAAGAAAAAGAAGTTCAAAGCAAAATGGATTGAAACAGATGCCGTCTACCTAACTGACGCTGAACTAACCAGGCTATTTAAACATGACTTTTCTGAGAATAAGAAACTGGAACAGGTCAGGGACTTGTTTATTTTCGGCTGCTACGTTGGTCTGCGCTTTTCGGACTATTCCAATGTGAAGAAGGAAAACCTCATTACCATAGATGGCGAGAAGTTCATTCGTATCAATACAAAGAAAACAGGCGAGCAGGTTATGATTCCCTGCAACCCGGTTGTGTTACAAATTTTCGATAAATACCAAAGGAACCCCAACCAGCTACCCAAATCTCTTTCCAATCAGAAGTTTAACGACTACATCAAAGACGCACTAAAGGCCACTGAGATGAACGAGAAGGGCCGGTTGCTAACGGACCCAGAGAAAGAGCTTTGGCAATGCGTCAGCAGCCACACGGCCAGAAGATCATTTGCCACAAACCTGTATTTGGAGGGCTACCCTACTTTAGAAATCATGAAAATAACCGGCCACAAAACAGAGAAATCCTTTTTGAAATATATTCGCGTAACCAAACTCGATGCTGCTAAAAAGCTCTCTGCTCATATGAAAAAACGTTGGAGCGAAAAACTTCTGAAAGTAGCCAGTTAACAAATTATAACCTTACGTCATGGTATCTACAGACAACATTAAAAGTATTAAAAGCCTATCAGGGGTTCGCAGTGAACAAAATGATGAAATAACGCTTGATCGGTGGCGCAAAGAAGGTCGCGATCTACAGGAAATTTTTAAACTTCTCCGCCAAGAAGGAGAAAAGTCCTTGCTGGAAAACAATGCCTTTTTGTTTAAACTTGTTAATGAGGCAAATGATTTTGTGGACGATGATAGCCTGACGCTGCCGCAATTAAAAGCTGCACATTTGGAAGTATTAAAGAAAATCAAACGTGTAAAGGAAATTATCGACAAATCCCGCGACATTTTTCCCGAGGCCTCTGCTTTCGTTATAGAAATGGAAATAACCTATCAGGACGGTAAAGTTGAGGTAATCAATGAGGGAGTCAACAATAAGATACTCGACCTCTATAAGACACGTTTGAAGTCTCTACAGGATTGTGCCACATTCCTTGACAAGCGGATTGAATATGCAAGCAGTAACTCTAACAGCTACATTTCAGAAGAAGGGATTACTGATAATGTTTACTCACTTGAAACAGCAGCTTCAAAAATGATCTACCTGCAGTTTTCTGGCATCCTGTCACACATTGTCGAAACGGCGATTCGAAATAACCCCAAGCATATACAAAATAATAAAACAATCAGCAGGATCATTGCACACCTGTGCGATGAAAACGCTGATAACATATACAGTATGATTTCTAAAACTTTGACACCCCATATCAAAGACCGTAACAACAGCCCTTATAAAAATCCGAAGCACATCCTTGAAGCTATTGAAGCGCTGAATGAAGACGGTTTTGATACCACAGAACTTTACGAGTTTTACCTAAAAGTAGAAAAAGAGGTAAAAAATTAGTCAACTAAGGTTTTTACTAAGGTCGCTCATTTCTTCTTTTGCTCTATCAAATAGATAGAGCGATGGAAGAAACCCAGATATTATCCCCGATCCCCCTGGACCAACTAAGGCAAGTATTCTCTGATGTTGTGCGTCAGGAGATTATTGCTAATGAGCTACAGAAGTTGCAGGAACGTTTATTAAGTGCAGATGAAACTTGTAAACTGTTTACGCCTGCGATCACCCGCCCCACTCTTGAATCTTATGCATCTAAGGGATATTTTACAAAATACTATTTAGCCGGTCGCACTTGGTACAAGTACAGCGAAGTGATTGGTGCACTGAAGTCAATCAAACGGTACTCTCACGACTAATCCAATATATATACTATAGTGAAAGCCCAATCCATAACCCCAAACGGGAACCCGGTGCTAAAGCCTGTACCTGCGTTTGATAAAAATGTGTTTACAGGTGAAGTACCCATTGAAGACCCCCCTGCATCAGAGTCGAAAGCAAATCTAAAATCCTTTGAACACCTTCGGATAACAGATCAAACCGCAATACCACCAGTAAAGGTCTATATTTCCATTGATGGCCATACAATCGCTACTGGAGGTGATCTGATCGCTTTCAGCGGTGGCGTCAAGACGGGAAAAAGCTCTATTCAAGACCCTCTTATTTCTACTGCCATTACAACAGATGGTGTAATCAATGATCCTATAGATCATATTGAAGTTCTCTCTAATCCAGAGCGAAAAGCTGTTATTCATATAGATACAGAACAAAGCAAGGGCAAGCACAAAGAAAAGGTTCTGAATATCCTTAGACGGGCAAAAAAATCAGCGTGTCCTGAACATTTTCTGTCTTATAACTTGCGTGAGCTTAACCTGGATGAATATAAGCCTATTACTACTGGCATCTTTGAAGCTGCAGCAACTCAATTTGGAGGGGTTCATTTGGCTGTTATTGATGGAATCGCAGATTATATTAGTGATCCAAACGATACAGCCGAGAGTAATGGTATTGTAAAGTTTTTTGAACAGATTGCCATAAAATATGAATGTCCTGTACTTGTCATAATCCATACCAACCCGAACAGTGACAAAGAGCGAGGTAATTTAGGAAGCCAGTGTATTCGGAAAGCGGCCAGCGTACTTTCAGTAAAATGTGAAGACGATATTTCATACTTGGAACCAAAATACCTGCGGAATGCAGGAAGAGGTAAAGTACCAATCATTGAATTTACCTACGACCCTGAAAAATGCTACCATGTCAGTTGTGGTATTCGTAGTAATGACGCTTCTGCAAAACCTAAAAGCCACAACAGTATGCTTCAAAATATGGTTGAAAAAATCTTTGCACCACCTCTTGCACTGGAATATGGAGAGGCTATTGCAGAAATTATGAAATACCTGGATAAAGCAGAACGGACAGCAAAAACGAGATTCAGTGAAATAAAAACTTTGGGGTTGATTGAGCAGGGAGCAGACAAAAATTGGAGAAAGAAGCTATGATCGGTGCAAGTGCAATTCCCCCTATACACCCCCTGCACCTTACACCGGTGCAAGGAGGTGCAAGTTTAAGTTTATTGCACCGGTGCAACACCCCTGCACCGAATTGGTTAGATACACAGGTTTCTCTTTATGAATGTGCAGCGGACGTCCTCGGTAGAACCGTAACGTTTCGCGAGATTCTTTTTACTGCATTCGCCATCTCACACAGGTGGTATTTTAAAGTGTATCATCCTAAAGAAAAATGGATCAGTGGCACCTTTAATGATCTTGATACCATTATCGACCTACGCACCAGGGAAATGGAAAAGAAAGAGAAAACAACCCTCAAGCTCACATTACAGGGATTTACCCCAGCGGCCCTTTTAAAAACAAGGAAGCAAGGGGAAGTTGAAGTAATCAGCTACACTGGATTAATGCAATTTGATTGGGATGAAGAGGCATTGGAAGGATATGATTTGCGAGAAGTGATGGCAGCGGTGTTCTCCCTTCCTTTTGTTGCCTTTTGCAGCCTCTCCTGTTCAGGCACCGGCTTTTACGCACTGGCAGCCATTGCGGAGCCAGAAAAGCTTGCAGATTATGCAGAGCATTGTTTTGCAATCTTTCAACAATACGGGATTCCACTGGACACTACTAAAGGGTCCAAAGCGAACGACCTTCGTTATTTGTCCTATGACTGCGAAATGCTGATCCGTGAAAACCCTGAACCGCTGAAGATTAATCGCTTCCTTAGGAGGAAACAGCCTGCAAACACTCCCACATCTTCATCGCCAATCTCTACTGTGCACCACTCCAACCATATAGTACAAAAAGGATTATCCAAGATTCGCGAAGCCTCCAAGGGTACCAGGTGGCAAACCGTCCAACAGGCAGCTTATACCATCGGCGGTCTACAGGACCCTACCCTCTTGGCTGAAATACAAAATACTATCAGAAGTTCATCACATTTTTCCGGTGAAGAGGATAAGTATTGCCGTTGCGCTGCTGATTGCTTTGAAGCAGGCAAAAACAAACCAATAAATAAAACTGCCTAAGAAATTAGTTGACTATACTTTTTACTAACTCCCTTCTTTTCTTCTTTTGAATTAGCAATAATTCAAAATGGAGAACTACATAAACAAAACAACGTTCTACGATGAAATTAACTACCAAAGAACTGTATACCAATGGAGGAATAGTGTATTTCCTGTGATTAGATGGGTGGCAGAAAAATATCGTGTATTGGCGGCCAGAGAGCTTACGCAGCCGGTATTTGAAGAAATGGTTAGTAAAGGTTTTCAGGGATTAGACGGGGTAATTCGAATATCGTCCTTAGCCGGATGTAACGTTGACAATTTGCGCTCACTGACGCATGCATTGCAACAACTCTTCCATACCCACTACAACGCAAGCGGAGCAAGCGACTATGCCCGGTACATTGAGATGCCGTGGGGTGATGTAGTTATCATAGATGGACAACCACACCTGCAAGAAGAAAAGATTCGTAAAAGACACGAATTCAAAATTGCATCCGAGGATCAAAACGAACTGTATAACAAAATGATTGCTGTTAAGCAAGGCTGGAATGATCTTCTTGCCTTCGTACAACAGAAAGGTTACAACACAAAAGATTGTGTTTTCACAGGTAAGAACGGGTTTCTTTTTATAAACGAAGACTCCAGCCTTGAAATAAACCCCAAATCCATCAATTTTTTATAGTAGAGAATACCTCCCATGAAAAACTACTTTGATATAACTATCTCACCAAGGACAGAACCGGCGCTACTGCGTAACTACCTAAACAAATTCAAGGGAATAGAAGCTAATGTGATCGATAACAAGGTGCGCATCTGGTACACAGCCGGTATCGTTTCTGAAAAGTTCATCCTAAAACTGGTGGGGTCATTTAACCGGCAGAAAACCGGCACAAGAACAAAGGTAACAAGTGTAACAGCACCCCAGATCCAGAAATAAATAAATGAATCAATAACTCAATTCAATACCATGTTAAACGAAAAAATTTTCAATGACATCATCAAAAAGGTGATTGAGAAAGAAAGGCATCATGAAGCAGATAAAGGAAAAGAAGCTGCCGGTGAAAGTCATAAGCCGGTCCGCTCAGATGCACCAGTAACCCAACCTTCACAGGAGAAAATCAATGAAATCATAAAACAAATCATGTAACCTAAACCCAATCCCATGAATAAGAGTGATACACTAAAAGCAGAAATTGGAACAATCCTGTCAAAAGACACCACCGCATTCAGTAAAACGATGGCCAAAGGCCAGGAAACAATAATCCCTGCCTATGAAGCAGCAAAGCAGGCTTATAATAGCTTAGGACTATCCCGCCCGTTTAGCCAGGACCTGTTGAATGAAATGCTGCATAGCGGCATAGAAAAAATCATACAGGAATTTAAAAAAATGGCTGAAAAAGACACGGCTACGTTCCGCTCACCGGTTGTAGTCAATCAGATGTTATCCCAGGTTGATGAGTATATCAAGCCCTTACGGGAAAGCATTAAAAACATTTCCAAGGCTATAAACGATGCTTTCAACCAAACGGGTTACAAATTCTCATCCGACGAAATATCATACGTGGATGGCCAGTTTTCAATCGATAGCGAAAAGATAAAAGAGTTCTACACCCGCAGAATTGAAACCCAAACACAGGCAGACGTTTACAACAAGCTTCTTGAACTTGGGTCGGTCTATAATGAAGTTGTAGAACTTTTAAAGACAAGCACTATTCCGGGTGGCATCACTGGAACGGTCGCACCGCTGATGCGTCTCTTTTTCACGCATCCTGTTCTTGAAGGCAATTCACTCACCCTTCAGTATTCTGATAAGATTGAGTTTAAACCAGATGCACTTGTGCGAATCAATACCAATTAAGCATCAGTCGAGGACCGGCACTGGGTAAAGAACTGTAAACCGGTCCTCCTGAGCTTATCCTATACCTATTGAAAACGATGGCAATTAAGAATAACAAATTTTGGAAGTTTAGAGAACGGCATGGGCGGTACAAAACCTTTGAGGACCCGGAAGAGATCTGGCGCCAAGCCTGTGAATATTTCGAATGGTGTGAACAAAACCCGCTTATTACGATTGATTTCAAAGGCAATCGAGCAAAGAAGGTGAAAATTCCAAAGATGCGCCCCTTCACGATGAAGGGTCTTTGTTTTTATTTAGGAATCGGTGAATCAACCTGGGATAACTACAGGAAAAGAGAGGAATTCCGAGACGTGGTAAACGACATTGAGCGCATCATTTATGTACAGAAATTCGAAGGTGCTGCTGCGGGTCTATTAAATGCAAACATCATCTCCAGAGACCTGGGGCTACAAGAAAATATTTCTGCCAACATTGAAAAAACGCTTCAAGGCTTATCAGACGCAGAACTGGAATTACTCGCCAGCAAAATTATCTCAACCCATAAACAACAATCATGAAACAAGATCAACGAAAACAACTCATCCAAGCGATGGTCAACGGGGATATTAGTTCCCTGCAAGATTTGCATGAAGAGGCAAACAGAAATAGTATTCCAGCTGATGATTTTCTCCCAACAGCATATTATCTGTTAGAAAATGGTGAGCCTGAAATAACACGAGAACTGCCCGGTTACGTCGACTACTATAATGCTGACCCCGAAGATATAATCTCTACCCAAGAGGATATCGAATGTATCCTGGAAGGAATACGGGCTTTTGCTAAGACAGGCGATTATAAGGGTGTCAGCCTGAAAGCGCTAAAACACTTTCTCCAAATCTTTCAATGTTATTTCATTCTTAGGAATGAAGGCCAACTTGATCAGCTGGACAAATACCGGCATTTGGTAGACGAAACACAAATTCTATGAAACTATCCCCAGAGCAAAGACAACAGCTGATTGCAGCCATCAAGGGCGGCGACATCAAGCAGCTAACGGAAATCAAAAAGGAAAGCACCGGTGAAAAGGTAGTTCTTAGCAGCTTCCTGGACATGATGAAATTCTTTAACTGTGTGGATGAAAATAGAAATGACATTGACAGGCAGGCACAAATAGAAAGCGGCGAAATCCAGGTGGAATGGCGCGATCCTTTGAAGACGGCCTTGGAAAACCTGCAGAATGAAAACTATTCATAAAATCAAACCCAGCAAATAATCAAGTCCAACCTAAAACCCAATATAATGACAGAAAACCAGACACTAGAACATGCCGCTGACTCTTTGTTGCATGAAGGTGTGACAATAACCGTCGATGTGAAACCGGTAGATAAAATCGAGAGCGCTTTACAGCGCATTGGGTGGATGCCTAAAAAGCGTTCATTTACAATAAAGCCCCTTGTATTAGGTAGCTTAGTGAGAATCTCTAAGCTGATGCTATCCATTGATAAAGATGCCATAAACAAAGATTCAATACAGGATAGATTCAAGCTGTTTAATACCAATTACGAACTAATGGAAAAGCACAGCCGGCAAATAGCGGAAGTGATTGCTGTTGCTGTCACCAATACCAAAGCAGCACCTTCACGGGAAACGGTTGAGTTTTTTTTGTATAACCTGACGCCTCAGGACCTTATGCGGGTGCTTACAATCGTTCTGCAGCAGATTGATGTTGAAAGTTTCACCGCGAGTATAATCTCGATGCGCGGACTAAGCGTCATAGAGACCAATCCTCAAACAGACCAGACGGAGAAAAACAAAGCCTCTGGCATACCATCGGCGGCGTAATGCATTACTTCCCCGGTTTGGATGAAGAAAAAATCTTATGGAAAATCAATTATACAAACCTAAACATGTACTTGGCTACAATCCCAGTATTTGAACCGGAAGAGAACCAACCTCAAAAGGAAAAGAAGGCTGAAAAGGAATACGATGACATGTCCGCACTAGAAGACTTTTTTAAAAATGCTTAATCACTTTAAATCTATACCCTATGGCAGTTGATATTACAGGCGATGGCGGGCTCTTTTTTGAAGCCGGCATTGACTTTACCAAATTGGATGCGGACCTGCAGAAGTACCAGGACAAAATAGCAGGATCACTACAAAATGTAGTGAAAGAGCAATCCAAGTTTGATGCACAGCAGCAACAGATTGCGCAAAACATCCTGAAGAACGCCGGTGCATATAATACCTATAGTAAATCCGTTGGCGATTACATACTCAACCTGGCAGGCTATGGTACCAGCGTTAAAAAAGCCGGTGTTGATGTAGCGGCCGGATTGGATGCGATGCAAAAACGCATACAGGAACTAAAGGGAGAAACCTTGGAGTTTAATACCAAGGGCCTTGATACGGCATCGCTGCTGTCTTCCCTTGAAACCCTTGAAAAAGAGGTTGACGAGTTCAAGGATAACAAGCTCGAACTGCGAACTGAAAAGCTGGATGTTACTCCTATCCTTACTGCCATTGGCCAGGTGGAAACAGAATATGAAAAACTTCTTTCCAAACCGCTAAAGCTCGATGTTGATACCTCTGCCTTCAAATCCATGCCACCTGTCTTCTCACAGGCCAGCCTTGACGCCTGGAACCAGCAAAAGCAGGTGATCACTGAAGCTGTGCAGGCGTACAAGTTTTTCTATGAGCAGGGTAGCGATAGCATTGAGGGGTTGGAAGCTAAAATCAAAGCACTGGCCAGCCATTCACTGGACCTGAAAGTAAAGGGCGCTGATACCTCCGCTCTTACGGCTTCTCTGGACAGCCTGCAGCAGCAGTTGGAGAAGCTGAAAAGCATGGACCTGAAAACCGGTGATGTTGATTTTGCCTCACTCAATGATGCCATTCGTTCTATTCAGGAGGGCATTGCCAAAGTTTCCGGCCAAACCATTGAGCTACGGATTAAAGATGTTGATACGGCTTCTGTGATACAGGCCTTCGATAACCTGCAGAAGAAAATTGCCAATCTGAAAAGCGCTGAATTGAGCGTTAAGGTTGGTGATATCGACCTGGACTCGCTTTCCCAGGCAATCCAACGGGCCAAGGATCAATTCAAGGAACTGCAAGCCCTCTCTGTGGATGGCAGCGTTGATCTGGACACCACACAGTTCCAGGAGAAATACAACCGCCTTCTTTCCGAGATTAACACTCTCGAACAGCAAACCATTCAGATCAAAGCGGCCGGCCTTGATGCGGAACCGCTCCAGGCTGATTTGGCGGCACTAAAAGAGGCACTTCAGGCAAAACCCTTGGAAATACCCGTCCAGGTAAAGACAGGCTCATTAAGCCAGAAAACAGCCGAATTAGATGCCCTGAAAAAACAATATGCTGACCTGGCAGAGATTGACCGGAATAGTGACATTGGTAAAGGCATGGTGCAGAATATCCAGCAACTGGAAACAGAACTGGAAAACGCCGGCAAGGCCTTCCTGCGTGTAGAGCAAAATGCAGCCGGTTCGCTAAATGAGAAAGTTGCCACTCTTCAGAAACTGAAGGATGAATATGCAGCTTTGTCCGAAGTAGACAGACGCAGTACAGCCGGCAAACAACTGGCTCAAAACATTGTTGGTCTTGACAGGGAGGTTCACAAGATTAACCAGGAATTCCAGAAGACGGAAAGCATGGCACAAAAGGCCGCTACAGCCATTGGCGCCTATTTCTCCCTCAGCGCCGGTTCTTCATTCTTGAAAGATGTAGCCAGGGTGAGAGGTGAGTTTCAGGAACTGGAAGTAGCGTTTCAGACGATCCTTCAAAGCAAGGAAAAGGCAGATAAACTGATGGCCGATGTTACCCAACTGGCCGCAGCTACACCATCTGGCCTCACACAAGTTGCAACCGCTGCTAAGCAGCTATTAGCGTTCAATACAGCCGCTGAAGAAGTCCCTGATACGTTGCGCAGGCTCAGTGATATTTCGGCTGGTATTGGTGCACCATTGAACGAAATAGCTGAGGTGTACGGCAAGATCCGTGTACAAGGTCGCCTATTTGCCGAGGACATGAACCAATTAACAGGAAGGGGTATTCCTGTTATTCAGGAACTGGCCAAACAGTTTGAGGTTACTGATGATCAGGTGAAAAGCCTGGTTGAAAGTGGAAAGGTTGGTTTCCCGGAAATTGAAAGAGCGTTTCAAAGTCTAACCTCTGAAGGTGGCAAGTTTTTCAACTTGTCTGCCGAAAGTGCAAAGACTTTAACCGGTCAGATTTCAGCCTTGGAAGATGCATGGACAAGGATGCTCAATGATATTGGCAAGAGCAACGAAAGCAGCTTTTCGGGTGTGATAGGTGCTGCTACTTACGTGGTAGAGAACTACCAGGATGTTCTGGATATTTTAGAGGCGCTGATAGTTACCTATGGAACGTATAAGGCGGCTATTGTGGCTTCTGCGGTTGTTCAAAAGCTGGCAACAACAGAGGCGGTCCGAAATGCATTGGCGCAAAAGGGTATTGCTGTTGCTACAGGAAGTGCTACAGCCGCCCAGGTATTGCAAGCCGGTGCGGTGAATGTTTCCCGCGGTGCCTGGCAGGCCTTAAACCTGACCATGAAAGCTAATCCTGCGCTGGTAGTTGCCGGTGTGATTGGCACCTTGACCTTTGCTATTTCCAAGCTGATAAAAGAGACTGATGCCATCACCATCAGCATGGAGGGCTATAACGAAGAATTGAAAAAAGAGCGGGATAACCTCTCTGAAATGGTTGGTAAAGCACAGGCCCTGGCAGAAGGCACCACAGAGCGGAAAGAAGCCATTGAAGCCATCAACAAAGCCTACGGCGGTTACCTCCCGAACCTGCTGAAAGAAAACGCTTCCAACAAAGACCTGATTACAACCTATGAACTGCTGAACGGCAAGATTCAGGAAAACATAGCCTTGAAGTTCAAAAACCAGTCGGTTGAATCCCTCAATAAAAACTTCACACAATCAAACGATGAACTTTTCCAAGGCTTGATCGATGATGTGAGAGCTAAAAAGGGAGCCGCGGCCGCTGGCCAGGCGTTGGCAGAATCTGAAAAGGTGATTGATAAATTAATTGAACTGCGTCGTAAGCGTGACGAGTTGCTATCTGAAGGGAAACCCTCCGCAAGTATTGATCGGGAGACACAAAGGATCGCCGGTGAATTTTATAAAAAGTTCAATATTCAGCAGGGCTTTTTTGACAACGTTTACGGACCGTTGGTTGAGATTGCCAGCAACCGCGTTGCACTGGAAAAAGGCTTGAAGGAAGTAGATGCTTTCTTTGGCACGTATGCAGATGGCGCCAAGAAAACCGTCGAGAAAGTAACAAAGGGCTTACAGGATTACCTGAAGGAAAAAAACTTTGGCAGCGTATTCTCACAGGCGCTTTCCCTGGCCGCAAACAAAACTGATCTTGATGCTATTAAAAAAAGATTGGAAGCTGATAAAGACGCGATCAATCCGAATCTGAAAGACACTGAGGCCAAGGTCCGGGAAGTACAGGCCCTGATAAACCAGGTTGATGCTAAATTGAAGTTATACGACCCGAACAAAACAGACAAGCAAAATACCACGGCAGCCAATAAAGCACAGGCAGAAGAAAACAAATTAAACAACATTCTGCAGGAACGAATTGACCTGATAAAGCTGATCCAGGGCCTACAGGATGACGCTTCCAAGGTTGGCCAGAGCAAGGAGCTTTCTGAGATCGATAAAATCAACCACAAGTATGATGAGATCATTGATAAGGTGGATGCCTACAACCGGAAGGCAGCGATTGCCGGCGTCCAAAAAATAGGACAGGCAGAGATCAGCAGCATTGGTAATTCCCGCAACGCTGAACTAAGCGCAGAGGTACAGCGCCAGGCGGCAGAAGCCTATCAGCAGGAGCTTGAAAAGCAGCGCAAAATCTTTGAGAAGTTCGAGGATTACAAGCTGAAATACGGTACCGATGCCGCTGCAAAACTGTTTGGTGAGCAAACCAAAGGGTTTACCTCTTACATTGCCATGCTTACCTCTGAACTGAACCGGTTAAGCAATGACACTTCCGATGGTGGCCGGTTGAAAAAGCAGTTCCTGAATGAAGAACTGACAAAGGCTTTCCGCGATCAGGCACAGCGTCGGTTTGAAGAAGAAACCAGGAGCTTTACCGCTGTTCTGGAATTGACCACAACCTTTTACCAGAAGCGGCAGGCTATTATTGCGAAGTACGACAAACTGGAACAGGACCTGAATAACAATGCCGGCAACCTGCCCAGCGATCAGTACGAAAATGGATTGGTGGCATTAAAGAAGGCAAAGGCAGATGAACTAAGGGTGTTAGAGGATGCTGCCACCCAAGCCAGTGCTATTTATGAGCGCCTGGGCAGAGATACCATCAACTTTACCCGTCAGCAGTTAGAAAGTGAGATTTCCTACCTGGGAAGCTATCTGAAAAACAGCAAGGACCTGAAACCCGATCTTGTTATTCGTATTGCTGCAAGAATTGAGAATCTCAAAGGGATCCTGAAAGATGCCGATACTGCCACCGACAGCCTTACTAAGTTGATGAAGGAAGGGGCAAAGGTGGGAGATGCTTTTAATAACCTGGGTGCTTCGCTTTCGGGTGTGAATGATGAACTGGCCGACATACTGAATTCTATCGGCGGTATTGTTTCAGGGTTGGTTGATGCTGCTGCCAGCCTGAAAGCTTTTAAGGAAGCCAAGTCAACGGACTTTGTAGGGCAACTGAGTGCAGGCTTAGGGATTGCCGGTGCAGCGATTGGCATAGCGGGAACCATAACCGGTTTCTTCACCAAAGCAGCCGAAGAAAGAAGACGTTATCAGATCGAATACCAGAACTTCCTGACCGGCATCTATACCGGTGAGCAACAAGTAAACGCTTTGTACCGTGAGCGTGAGTTGTCACAAGCAAGAATGAATGATCTGCGCCTACAAGGACTGAAAGAAGAGTTGGAGTTACTCAAAAAACAGAAGGCGGAGGTTGACAAGCAATTTACAGACGTCCTATCTAAGCTACAACAAGAGCGGTTCAAGGGCACACAACAGCAGATCAATGATTTTGTAAACGCCAACTTCAGTAATCCATCGGCACAAAAAGACATTGACCAGGCGCTATACTTTGGACTGCTGCCATTAGTAAACAAGACTTACAAAGAATTGGAAGCGCTTTTCATGCAAGGCCAACTGGAGGGAAAAGCAAAAGAACTCTTTGAGGTTTTGCAGAAGCTAAAGCAGGAGGGTGTAGATATTGAGAAAGCAGAAAGAGACGCCTTGCGAGAATTAAATGAGAAGTTGACCGGCACTACTGTTGATGCTCTGACCGATAGCATTTCCCAGATGTTTGAGCAAGGCAAAACGTCTGCCCGTGACTTTGCTGATTTCTTTGAAAAATCAATGGCAGATGCCGCCCTGAGCATTTTCAAAAGCAAAGAGATAGCAGAACGGATGAAGGGATTTTTCGATGCGTTCTCTGAAGCAGCAACCAGCGATGGTGTTCTTTCGGCAATAGAGATTGAAGAGCTGCGTAAGAAGTTCACAGGCGATATGAATGCCTTACAGGACCGGTTTAAACAATTGCAGCAGGTGACGGGATCAAGCCTTTCATTTAATGGCGTTGCAAACAACAACACCCTGAAAGGCCAATTTATGGGAATGACTGAAGACACGGGTAATTTATTAGCCGGTCAGTTAGGAGCACAACGTCAGACGCTGGCCGACAGCTTACGGGTTTCTATGCAGCAACTCAATACGCTAAATTCAATTCAAAGTAACACCGCCAGCACGCTAACAGCGATCAAAGAGCAGACCGACAAAATGCAGCACTGGTTTACCATCCAAGGAATCAAATTAAATAGATAAATCATGGAAGCATACGCAACATTAGGCCTTATGATATTCAATAAGGCGCATGAATTAAATGTAAATCCTACACATCTGCAGCGAACAATTATTTACCTGGCAAAAATGGAAAAGGATACGCCTTCCGAGGATGACGAGGAAATCATTCTGCAAGAAGTTTTTAAAACGTATTTCCTAACGTATAAAGAGAAATTACCTGATGCAGATGATGATTTACTTCGATTAAAGGTTTTAGGCGAATTAAAACTTGAGCAGTTAAAATTTCAAAGAGCCTATCAGGGGGTGAATTGGTTCGACTTTGTAAAGCAGAATTGTCAACATGAAATACAGGCTATGAAAGATTTCATTCTAATGTCGCAGACTCATTTTTCACCTGAAGACATGGAAAATGTTATTAACTCTTATAAAAAGTATTAATGCGTTCCAGAATAGTTCCTAAGGTAGACATGAAGAAAATACATCAGACGCTAGAGCGAAAGCGGGCGCAGGTAGAGGGAGCTGCCCTGAATCGCCTGATCCGGATTGGGGAGCAGTTTATTGCTGATGCCAGGGGAGTTGATACCTACAAAGATCAAACTGGGGTGCTCCGTTCTTCAATCGGCTACGTTATTCTCAAAGACTCACTGCAACTGACAAATAGTGGATTCGTCCAAATATTGGACGGCGATGAGGGTTCAAGGAAAGGCCTGGAATTAGCGCTAAAAGTTGCCGAAAGGCACCCAAAGGGGTTGGTGCTGATCTGTGTTGCAGGGGCCGAATATGCTCTGATGGTGGAAATGAAAGGCTATGATGTAATATCATCAAGCGCCATCACAGCAGAAAGCGCACTGCAGAAAGCCTTTGCGAGACTACAAAAAGTAGTAAAATAATTATTCAGTTTGCCTTCAGATTTACAGCCCTACTTTTCTAAGCTGGGCTTTTTTTGTATCGTCTCATAATACCTAAACCACTGGATTGAAATATAAACTCATCCTGCTCTTTATTCAGATCATCACACATCTTCTTTATTTTCTCAGGCGTACCATGTGCTTCAAGAATTCCTATGGCCAAGGCAAAGGCCCCCATCAAGGTAGAAGTCAGCATTGATTTTATTGTGTCACCATATATATCTCCAGCATCAGGCTCTAATTCAGGTGACATGCTGAGTTATTTTACAGGTATTTCACCATGCTCCTTCTCATACTTAGCAATCACTTTATCCAGTTGCTCATTCATAATGGAGGTCATGTCGGTTTTCTCCATAAAAGCAATGTATCGCAGCTTTTCTAACCGAAGATGTGTAGAGATAATAGTTGTTCGTTCTGGTCTATTTAAATCGGTGGGGGTGCTACCCTTGACTCCTTTTGCCATGAACCAAAGGTAAAAAAACCATATAGCAATAAAAGCATAAAGATATATAGACATACATATTAACAATCTCTTAACAGGCTATGTCTATATATCTATATGTTTGTATGACTGTATTACTATCTTTGTTCTCACAAAACCTTACGTCATGTCTTACAGAACATCACCCCTCGAAATTAAGGGCCGCTTTATGTTCAATATTGAAGGCCTGAACATTACTTACGTTTACAGACGTCAAACCACTCACCTACAGCTTTGCCCGAAAGCTACCTGCCAGCTGCTAAAAGAAGCTGGATTGATTGAAGACTTCGACATTGATAGCAATGGTGAGCCGGTAATCCTCTTTTCTGACTATACCATGCCTCCCGGTTATGGCTTTGACCGCTGGAACCTGTTTGTCTGCACGTTCCGCTTATCGCACCGTATGGCCACAAAACTAATGGAGTACAGGGAGGACCGTTTATCCTCTCAGGACTTCCAAGATCAAATCTCACATCTTCTTTCACCCCTTCAAGCTGCATAATATGAAACGTAATAAACAAAACCTTACGAACCTGCAAGTGGCCGGAATGGGTGTACTAAATGATATGAAGTTGATAGAGAGTGTCTATCCTGATACCCGCAAACGGAAAGTAAAGTGCACGAGGATAGTAGAACAGCGCCTTTTTAACGAAACAACGGAAAAAGCCTACCCCTGGATATTCGCTACCATCAAAGAATTGGAGCTGGCTTACCGAATCCCGAAAGAGGAAAAGATCAAATTCGAGCCTACCCTAAAAGCAGCATTTTTCACTGTATATAAAAACTAATTACCATGAATAACGAAGAAATTGCAAAGCAAACCTGCTTATTCTGCCCCTACAATGTAGAGTGCAAGTACAAGGGCTGTTCTCCTTCTGTTAAAGAGTTCTGCTGCGATAAATACAAGATGTTTTCTAAAATATTCAAGCCGGCTCCTGCAGTAACGCCAAAAGTAAACCTGGCAGCCGGTATGGACCTTTCTGGCGTCACCTTCCCCTATGTAAGCCAAACTGTAAAGCAGATTATTAATAACCAAATCTGGAACTAAAAATTACTATTATGAAACAGTGCAACAATTGCCCTTCTAAAGATGAGTGCAAGATACTCGGCATGATGAAAGCATTTAAGAGGCTGTATGATGTCAATGTAGATAAATACGTTTGTCCTTACGCTCCTGTACAGCCAAAGAAAAGAGACTTCAAACTAAAACCAGAAGATTACCCATACGTAAGTACGACTGTGAAGCGGATAATAGATAACCAAATCTGGAACTAAACAACGCTTTTATGGCAGTTTTCTTTAGCGGCTTTCGCTTGCGAAACCATGCCGCTTTCTTTCAACCTTATCAAACCTTCTATATGGATCCAAAAAAGCCCAAGGAGCCGCCTAAAGAAGTGCAGTTATGCTTATTCCCTGAACAGGAGCCAGAAGTGCAGGAAACGCAACCAGAGTTTCCAAAAGAGCGAAGGCCGAAAGAGCCGCCGTATGTTTTCTATGTGCCAAGAGACTGTCAAGGTAAATCGGATTTATGATCTCAACAGACTTTAACCAGGTGCATCACAGAAATACACTGCAAACAGTTTTCCTTCAGGTATTCGAGGTCCTGCCAGGAACCTTTCATCTGGATAGTTTAGGCCTTTATGAAGGTCAGATAATTCCTGCGGGTAGTGTCGTGGGCTTCAACGATGCAAATCGCACTGCATCAGTTATTTGCTGCGGACTACAAAAAACAAATACAGCAAGTTTGGGTTTAGTATATGAAGACACAACTGTAAAGCCTGGCGCAAAAATCATAATAGTTAGCAGGGCTTTTGTGGATAAAAGCAAAGTGCCGGCGTGTACTGCTGATTTACAGGCTTTTCTTCACAAAATAGTGTTCCTATAATCAGGTATTCATTAATTAACTTTGTGCCGTTCATGTCTAAAAGGCATGACGTAAGGTATCGACCGCCGTTTCTACGGTGGTTTTTTATTCAAGTTTTATTGCATCAAATTTTCTATTTTTTAAAGACGGGTTAATTACCATTATCTCCTTATTGTGAGAGAGTGGAGTAAACCCTAATTTCTTATAGTAAGAGCAAAGTTGTTTACAGGCTTTATCGTAATTCTTTTCAAAATTTTGGTAATTCATTGCCCCCCTGAGCGGGGTCTTATTCATATCATCATCATCTAACATTCCGGCTTCATGTTGAAGAGGGAAGCATTTGATACCAAAGAGGCCACACCCTTGAATAAAATTGTTATAAAAATCCTTAATAACCTTTTTGCCTATACCTTTTTTTCTGTGTTCGGGAAGAATCTGAATACGACAACCTATTAACAGGTTGCTGCCTGAAATCTCACCTTTGAACAAATTGTAAATCTCATCCCTCCATGTATTTGTAGAAGAGTCATACACTTCACCCGCAACATCCATTGTGCTTGCTGTTACGTCCATGATTTCAAGCGGGTCTGCTCCTGCATCTGCTCCTACATCAAATAAAAGTTTGTAACCTTCAATCAATCCTATATCGGTAGTCGTTTTGCCTTCTTCATCTGTTAACTCTATATTGCCGGTAATCTCCTGTGCAAAGCGTGCTCCTTCCATCATGCCGAGTGATGATACAATGGTGTATTTTACGTGGATATAATCAATTGAAGGAATTTTGAAATCTGCCAT